GTTGGGAACAGGGAGTGCTTAATCATTTCTTCACCTCGTTGAATGACTTTAATCTCTCGACAGTCTTCTCATCTAGATTAGAGATCTTATCGATGAGTGTGTTAAACTCTTGCCACTCGATAGGATTCACCTCGAAGTTCATTTTCTTAGCTTCCTCGAGGTACTCGGGATCTCTGACAGCTTTACTAAAAGCTTCTCTAAGTTCTATCACTCTCTTCTCTGGAATATTTGGTGGAGCCACGAAAGGTCTCAGTGTTGCCAGTGAAGCTTCAACAATCTCTAGTATTTTAAGATCTTGATCTGATTGTACCAAATCGTGTAGAGTTTGTACACCTCTAAAATCTTGATGTCTATTGGGACCGTTACCAAACTGAAGGATTGGATAGATCCCAGAATCTTCTTTCAACCAGTTAGGCTTCTGAGTCTTGATTCCAAGAAGGTTGTAGATAACGGCATCTACTTCTTTTTGTTCAAGTGCTAATCTAGCAAGTCCAGGATTTGCGTATCCAGTTATGATCTTATAATCTTGCTTCCCAATATCTTTCACAAAGAAAGCTAAGCTGATTCCGGGATAGTTCTCAGAACCTACGAGTAAGCTTTTGTTTCTCGTGTTAGCCCAAACGATAACTGCATCTTTTCTACCATCCGCATTTGATCCGATCCAGTTAAACTTCTTTACATCAAACTTAACGTTCTCACCACCCAGAACACCGACCATAGGAATGTCTTTATAGATAGCGCCTATGGTGTTTCCATCTTTAGGGGCAACGTTGTATAGATAATTTGTTGCCACGAGACTCGCGGCACCGGGCATTGACTGTACTACTATCGTTGGCTGGTCTGACAAATATTTTGAGATGAATCTGGATAACACTCTAGCATTTAGACTATACGTGTCATTTTCTGAGGGTACGATGACTTTAAGTTGGGTCTCAGCTTGAGCTACACCGGCAAATAAAGTCAAAGCAACGATCAACGATCTAAACATACCAACTCCTCATTAGATAAATAATCAAGATCATACCTTATTTATAGGACAGAAGATGGCCGTACCAACGACAAAAACAGAGTTCAAGAACTATTGCCTTAGAAAACTAGGCGCCCCGGTCATTGAAATCAACGTCGACGACGATCAAGTAGATGATCGCGTAGATGAAGCTATCAGATACTATTGGGACTATCACTTCGATGGTGCTGAGAAGATCTACTATAAGCATCGCGTGACAAATACTGATATCACAAATAAGTACATCACTATGCCAGATAATATTCTAGGCGTAGTCAACTTGTTCCCAATTGGTCAAGCTCTCAATACTAACAACTTGTTTAACATTCGTTACCAGATCGCTCTCAACGATCTGTATACATTAACGTCAGTTAGCATGGTTCCATATTACATGGCTCTCCAACACGTTCAATTCTTGGAGCAGTTCTTAGTTGGTCAACAACCTCTCCGCTTCAATCGTATCATGGGCAAGTGCTACATCGATATGGATTGGAATATCGTTAATGAGGGCGACTATCTCCTGATTGAAGCTTATCAAGTTGTTGATCCGGAAGAATTCCCTAAGGGTTACGGCGAGCGTTGGCTTCAGAACTACGCGACTGTTCTAATTAAAGAACAGTGGGGCACAAACCTTAAAAAGTTTGAAGGCATGAAGATGCCGGGCGGCTTAACATTTAACGGACAAAAGATTTACGACGAAGCTAGACAAGAGCGCGCTACGATGGAACAAGAGATGATCAGTAGCTTCAGCTTACCTGTCTATGATATGATTGGTTAAAGATGGCTACCAACTTTTTCTTTAATAACTTCAAAGCTTCACAGGAGCAACTGCTTCTCGAAAACTTGATCATTGAGTCGATCAAGATCTACGGCGAAGACATGATTTATATTCCGCGTAATATTGGAAAGTTGGATACACTTTACACTGCCGACGATCAATCTTATTATGATAAGAACTATGAGATTGAGATGTACATCAAGTCAGTAGATGGATTTAGCGGTGACGGTAACTTCCTATCTAAGTTTGGTCTTGAGATTAGAGACCAAGTTGTATTCTCTGTCGCCCAACGTGTTTTCAATAATGAGATCGGTGAGTACACTTCTTTCACTCGTCCCCGTGAAGGCGACTTAGTTTACTTCCCACTTAATAATAAATGTTTTCAAATCAAGTTTGTCAATAAGTTTGAGATGTTCTATCAATTAGGAGCTCTTCAAACTTGGGAACTTACTTGTGAACTATTTGAATACGCCGGCGAGAGATTAAATACAGGCATCCCTGAAATCGATGCTATGCAGAAGCGCATGAGTCTTAATGAGCTTGATTACACAATTAAAACAGAAGATAATTTATACATGCAAGATGAGAATGGCGACTATATCACGAATGAGAAGTATAGCATAACTAATGTTGTTGGAACTGGAACCAATGAAGTGTTTGTTGAAGAATCTTTAGACTTTATCGACTTCAGTCAAGTAGATCCATTTAGTGAAGGTCGTTTCTAATGTTTGGTCAAAACTTTTATTTCTCTACGATTAGAAAATACGTCACGCTTTTTGGTACATTATTTGATGACATCTCGATCATTAGAACAGATAAGAACAATACACCAGTAGCTGTCATCAAGGTGCCTATCACATATGCGCCTAAAGAAAAGATGTTAGCACGCCTTCAACAAGATCCTAATATTGATAGACCTTCTGCAACCGTTCCTCTACCTTATATGTCGTTTGAGATGACAGGTTTGAAGTATGATTCTTCAAGAAAACTCAATACTATCGGTAGAATATCCAGTGCAAATAATAGCATAAATAACAAGTATAACTACCAATATAATCCAGTTCCATATGATATTGGATTTAGATTATATGTTTATGTTAAGAACGCAGAAGACGGAACTAAGATCATTGAACAGATCTTACCTTTCTTCACGCCAGACTTTACGACGACTTTGAAACTTATTCCAGAGCTTGAAGTAAAGATGGATATTCCAACGGTGATGAATTCTATTAGTCAAGATGACACTTATGATGGAAGCTTTACTGAAAGAAGAGCCATCATCTGGACGTTAGACTTTACTATGAAAGGATACATCTACGGACCGGTAAAGAAGAGCCCAGTCATTCTTTTTGCAAATACTCTTTTCTACACTCCGAAAGGAGATATTAAGAACGCTGTTAATGTTGAAGACTACGTTTCATACGTACATATTCAACCGGGTCTAACTGCTAATGGACAACCAACTTCAAACGCTGAGTTATCAATCGATCCACATGATATCTTAGCTACAGACGACTATGGATACGTAATTGAGACGGGTGAAAATAACACATGAATGCAAACAATGATCCGTTGGGTAAAGCACTCAACCTGAAACCTGTAGAGATGGACATGGTAAAAACAATGGAAGCTAAAGCACACGATGATAGTGCTAAGACTGACTTTGAGATGGCTCGAGCTAACGTTTACGAAGTCATTCAAAATGGTCTGACTGCTATCGATAAGTTATCTCAGATAGCAGATCAGAGTCAACATCCAAGAGCGTTTGAAGTGTTGAGTGGTCTGATGAAGACTATGTTAGATGCTAATAAAGATCTCTTAGAGTTGCAGAAGAAGATTCGTGAGATCGACAACGTTGATTCACCTACTAATCAAGACGCGAAAGCAGTGACTAATAATCTTTTCGTTGGTTCAACTGCTGAACTTCAGAAGATGATTGAGAATATGAGAAATGGAACAGCAGAAAAGAACTAAAGGATATAACGGTAACGCTAACCTTAAGCCAACCGATCAAAGGATCGAGTGGACAGCTGACCAAGTTGCCGAGTATCTAAAATGTTCCCAAGATCCTATCTACTTCACCGAAACTTACATGAAGATCGTGAGTATCGATAGCGGTCTCGTAAACTTTAAGTTGTATCCATATCAACAAGAAATGATTAGGTCTTTCGCGGCTAATCGTTTCAGTATCATCGCTACTGCGCGTCAGGCCGGTAAGTCGACAGTTACTTGTGCGTTCATCCTTTGGTACATAATCTTCCATCCCGAGAAAACAGTGGCTCTACTCGCCAACAAGGGCGAGACTGCTCGTGAAATTCTTCAGCGTATCCAGCTCGCTTATCAGTATCTTCCTAAGTGGTTGCAGCAAGGTATCAAAGAGTTTCGTGCTGGTGCTATGGTGTTGGAAAATAACTCTCGTGTTATCTCCGCCGCTACGTCATCTGACGCCATTCGTGGTTACTCTATCAACCTACTATTCATCGACGAGTCAGCGTTCATTGAGAACTGGGACGACTTCTTCACTTCGGTTTATCCTACGATTTCTTCCGGCAAAGATTCTAAGATCATCCTCGTCTCTACACCTAATGGACTAAATCACTTCTACGCGATCTGGGCTAACGCTCATAAGATGAACACGCCGGAGTGGAATGGCTATCATCCTATCCAAGTCATGTGGCATGACGTTCCGGGACGAGATGAGAAGTGGAAAGCTGACACATTAGCCGCTATGAACTTTGACATGGCTAAGTTTGAGCAAGAGTATTGTGTTGAGTTCTTGGGTTCTTCCGGTACTCTCATCGCCGGTTGGAAACTTAAAGAGCTCGTAAACCAGAGACCTATCGCTTTCAAAGATGGTATGTCTCAGTATTTTACACCTGAACCTAATCATATCTATTGTATCCAAGCCGACGTATCGAGAGGTAAGGGCTTAGACTACTCGGCGTTCCACGTTATAGACGTGACTCAGATGCCTTATAACCAGGTGTGTGTCTATAGAAACAACACGATCACACCTATAGATTATGCTGCTGTCATTCATAAGACAGCCAAACTTTATAACAATGCTGCGGTGCTCGTTGAAATCAACGACATCGGTGAACAGGTAGGTTACGCTCTCAGGAACGACTTCGAGTACGAGAACGTTCTTATGACTGAGAGTGCCGGCCGAGCCGGCAAAAGAATTACAACATTCGGTGGAACGAATATTGACTGGGGTATCAGGACAACCAAGATCGTTAAGAACGCAGGTTGCTCTATTCTCAAGCTACTGATCGAGCAAAACCAGCTCATCATCAATGACTTCCACACCATTGAAGAGTTGGCTACATTCTCACGTAAGGGTCAATCTTACGAGGCGGAAGACGGAAAACATGACGACTTAGTTATGGGCCTCGTCTTGTTCGCGTGGTTCTCAGATCAAAGTTATTTCAAAGATTATACAGACATAAATACATTACAGAAGCTTCGTGAAAAGACTGACGACGAGTTGATGGAAGAGCTTCTACCTTTTGGATTCATAGATGATGGCACTGAAGCGATCTACGAAGAACTTGAGATCCCGCGTGGTCACTGGATGTTGGCTGACGACAGAGATGTAGAGAATGACTTTTTATAAATATCGTCAGATCATATAATATACTTTTCCACTGGAAGGAGAACTCATATGCCTTTTCAACTAAGCCCTGGCGTAAATGTCACTGAGATCGACCTAACTACGGTCGTTCCTGCTGTCGCCACTTCAACGGGCGCTATCGCCGGTATCTTCCCTTGGGGACCGGTCGGTGAGAGAATCCTCATCGATAGCGAGACGAAGCTCGTAAACACTTTTGGCAAGCCAAACGCAAATAACGCCGAAACATTCTTCACTGCGGCCAACTTCTTAGGTTACACTAATACACTCTATGTAGTTCGTGCAGCTAACACGCTGTCAGAAACTGCTACCGTAGGTGCTCTAAACGCCGTTGGTAATACGAGTGCCCTATCGGCAAATGGTATCCTTGCTTCAGTTGTCAAGAATGAAACAGACTTTGAGACACACGCTACTTTTGATTCTAACTTAAAGTATCTCGCTAAGTGGCCGGGCGCTCTCGGTAACTCGCTGAGAGTTGCAGTTTGTGATACACCAGCACAATACGAATCTAACCTTATGTTCAGCGGCGCAAACGTAGCCGGTTCTGGAACATACGCTAACCTAGTTGTTAACAGCTCGGTAAACGCCACTTCTGCTAACTGCTACTTAAACTTGTCACTTAATATTGGTGAAACATATGCAACACTTACTGCGTATTCTTTCGATACAGCTAATACGGTATTAGCACCATCGAACTGCAACACAGCAGTTTCAAATGCTTATATGACTGCAATCACTGGCGCTCTTACGGTCGGCGACGTTCTAGTCATTGGTAACTCTTCTATCGGAACACAATATGCTAAGATCAACTCGATCGTAGCACCGACGGTCAATGGTACTCATACTATCGTAACACTGTTGCTTGATACAAACTACTCGTTGTCGACAAACTTCTCGGCCAACAGCACACTTAACCCACAAGTAAATCACCTATGGGAGTATCACGACTCAGTCGATGGAGCACCGGTACAGACTGACTACGTTGCTCAGTTTGGTAACACCGCTGCAATTGATGGTACACACATCGTCGTAGTTGACTATCTCGGCAAATTCACAGGTGTTCCAGGCACCATTCTTGAAACATATCAAAATGTTTCAAGAGCTACAGATGCTAAGACAACTGGTGGCGCTACAAACTACTATAAAGATGTAATCAACCAGAATTCAGCTTATGTTTGGGCTATCAACGATCGTTCATCTGCAGTATCAAACACCGCGGTAAACGTTGCTTCCGGTACTTCAGCTTCACCTTCCAGATACACATTCCAAGGTGGTACTGACGGTTACAGTGAATCAACTGCACCTCTCGCAACTCTCGCGGAAGGTTACGATAAGTTTGCTTCTGCTGAAGATGTTGATATCTCTCTCATCCTTCAGGGTAAGCCGATCGGTGGTACGTCTTCACAGGGCGGTATGACAGTATCGGGCTTCCAGCTCGCTAACTACATCATCGACAATATCTGCGAGACGAGAAAAGATTGTGTTGTATTCGTAACACCAAGTGACGCAGTTGTAACATCTCACAGGGGTAATGAAGCTACTGCTATCGTTAACTGGCGTAATGCCCTTCATGACAGCTCTTATGCCGTTGTTGATTCGGGCTATAAATACCAATACGATCGCTACAACGACGTTTATCGCTATCTGCCAACGAATGGTGACGTTGCCGGTCTCTGCGCCCGCACCGATAACCTCCGTGATCCTTGGTGGTCGCCAGCCGGCTTCAATCGTGGTCAGATCAAGAACATCGTTAAGCTTCGCTTCAATCCGCATAAAGCCGACAGAGACACTCTGTACAAGAGCAGCGTCAATCCGCTGGTAACTTTCCC